AATAAGTTTAGCAAAGGTATGATGAAAGTTATTCCAAGTTCTAAGCAACTAGAGATATACGAATTTATTACCGATATGATGCTTAAAACAACTGACTACAATAGAGATTTGTTATACTTGAGAAACTTTCCTTACAGAAAGTCTTTTAGAGATATGAAGCGTTTCTTTGGAGACCAATCCCATGAGACTATTAGAAAGAACTACAATCTTGCTTTGTATGATGTTTGTAGGCTTATTAATAAATTGAAATTAAAAAATATTATTTGACAAATGATGAAAAAAACCCCATTAGTCGTATAAGATAGCGTTGCAATATACCCTATCCAGAGTCTAGTTAAGTTTCCTAACGAATCCCCTTCGTTAAATCCCTTTCTTTCTCTTAACTAGGCTCACCTAATTGCAGGTAACTCAATTTTAGTAAATCTTAAATTTTCAATATACTCTAGCTCTTCTAAGTATTGGATCACTTGAGATTTATTAACATTAGACTTGTTACAAGCTAAAAAATTTAAAGCCGTTTCTTTTTTTAAATCTAATTCTTTTTTAGTAATTAAGTACATATTTAAAATAATAAATGAACCAATAAGGACTAGTAACAATTAACGCAGACATGGCTATTTCTAAAATAAGATTAAATAGTTTCATTTTGTTTTATTAATTCTTTTAATTGTTTTATGGTCGTAGTCTTACTTGCAATAATTCCGTAGTTGAAAGCAATGTATTTTAAAATATTAAAGTCTTTGTTGTTACCTTTGAATAATTTCATGTTTTTTGATCCTTTCTTTTAGTTTGTTATTTTGCTTAAATAAAAAAGTATTTCTTTTCATCAGTCTTGCATTGATATTTCTCAACTTGCTAAGAGTGTCTTTTAATTTAAGTAGTTTTATGTTCCAATTGATACCGATGTAGTTGTTCATTTATTATCTTTCATTTTTTGTTTTAATAAATAAAGTTTTCTGTCGCAGTGAGTTATCATTATTATTGAAACAATATACAATAAAAACCCTGAAGCAATTAAAGCGATACCGCTATACAATAAAATATTATACACTAAGCAACCTCCTTTATTGGTTTATGAAATTCTATATACTCAGAATTTTTAGCTTGTTTCTTAATGTCAATTAATTTTTGTATCGGAGAATAATTAAACTCCACTACATAATCGTTGCCAATTTTTTTAAATACATTCCAATCATAAAAAATAACATTTGGATTGTCGTTCTTATGAACCAAATATTTAGGATGGTGGACATTGTAATAGGTATCAATAGAATTAAAAACACCTGTTTTTTCTGAATGCAATATCTTTAAAGTAACAGCTTTTTTCTTTACTACTCTAGTAGATATTGTTTTCCCATTTAATTTAATGATATACTTTGGTCTTTTGTAGTTTTTCATATAACCTCCCTTAGTTGTTAATATAATGCTAGTTAAATATTAATGTAAATCAATTGTCAATAGATATAATTAAATAAATATAAATAAATTATGAGTACAGAATTAATAGAACAAAAAAAGAACACTCCAGGACGAAGAACCAAGTATAATAAGAAAGTTATGACTGAGATTTGTTCGGAACTTGCTATAGGTAAAACAATAAGACAAGTTTTATCTCCTGCTGTTAAAGGTCGTCCTTGTTGGGAATCTTTCAGGACTTATCTTAATAAATATCCGGAACTAAGAGAGCAATATTCTAACGCTAAAGCTGATGGCATTGAGTACAGTCTTTGTCAGGCTCAAGAGCTTTTAAATGAATCTTTAGCTAATAGTAAATTGAAAGACAAGACCGATTTAGGCCAAACTCATTTAATTAAAGCTGCTTTAGACCTGGCTAAATGGAAGGCAGAGAAGCTGAATCCGTCTGTTTATGGTAAAAATAATACATTAGCGGTACAAAATGGAGACAATAAAATAGTTGTTAAGTGGGAGTCTTAATTATTATTGTTGTTGATATTATTGGTTAAATTGATTGTTGTTAGTTTGATTGATGCAACATGAGCATAAAATTAGCACAAAGACTTTTATAGTGTTATTTTGTTCCTGTTTTGTTCTTATTTTAAATAAATAAATAATTAGTTGCAGCTCACTTTAGAATTATTTCCGATAATCATAAATTATCGGTAACAATTAAGAGGTGTAATACCTGGAAAATACAAACAAGAGTTGATTTTGGTATATCTAAAAAGGGGGGGTTTTGTAGCGACCCATACCCCCAAACCTATTAGGGTACTGTAAATAAATTTATAGGACTCACACACAAATAGATAAAGAAAAACTTATGGACTTTGACGATTTTGACGACCTAGACAAAGAGTATTCCTCTATTGTTTATGTAAAGCCTGAAAGCAAACAAGTAATTGTTAAGTTCTATGGTTTTAATAATTTGCATGAAGCGGATGTATTTGCTAAGTACATCACTGCTGACTTAGGCATACAACAATTAATACCAGGAAATAGAACCCTAAATTAAAACAAATAAACAAGGAGAAAACTATGACAGACTTTTTAAAAGATAACTTTCCATCTTTAAGAAAAAAAATTATTCAAACGCCAAGGGGGGAAAAGGAAACGGAAAAGGAAGTGGCAAGGATTAATAATGAATTTAGAAAAAAAATAACAGGTGCAGCAATGGGTGAAAAAGAATTAGAATTTATTTTAAAATCCCTTCCAAAATCAAAATAATAAATTATTAAAATACACTACAACTTTATTAAAATATTCTAACTTCCACTAGGTGGGGGTTTGTTTTAAAAATGGCTACTATTGAGATTCCATATAAACCAAGAGCATTGCAAAAAATTTTGCATGAAAATATTGATAAGCACCGATTTTCAGTATTAGTATTACATCGTAGAGCTGGTAAAACAGTTATGTGTATTAATCACATGATTAAAAATGCTTTGCTAAACCAAACATCAAGCTCAAGATATGCCTTTATTGCGCCTACATTTAAGCAAGGTAAAGCAACAGCTTGGGATTATATAAAAACATATGCCGGAAAAATACCTGGAGTTAAATTCAACGAATCTGAACTTAGATGTGACTTTCCTAATGGTAGTCGTATTACTATACTTGGTGGTGAAAATGACCAAGCACTAAGGGGTATCTTTTTAGATGGTGCTGTCTTAGACGAAACACAAAGTATTAATCCTAGTTTATTTCCAGAAATTATCAGACCGGCTCTAGCAGATAGAAAAGGTTGGTGTGTATTCATTGGTACACCAAAGGGAAGAAATTATTTTTACGATCTATACAACCAAGCTAAAAAAACAGATGGTTGGTATGCAGCAATCTTTAAAGCATCTGAAACAAACATATTAGATGCTGATGAATTAATGTCTGCAAAGGCTATGATGTCAGAGGATCTATTTGATCAGGAATTTGAATGTAGTTTTCAAGCTGCTATCACAGGTTCTTATTTCGGAGCTATTATTGAAGACTTAGAAAAAAAAGGAAAGATAACAGACGACCTATATGACGAATCCTTAGATGTAGAAACATGGTGGGATTTAGGCATGAACGATCAAACAGTTATTTGGTTTGTGCAAAGGTACAGAGGTGAGATTAGATTAATTGACTACTATGAGGCAACCGGAGAGGGATTAGACCATTACGCTAATGTCCTTGATGCTAAACCTTATGAATACTCCACACACATTGCTCCTCATGATATTAGAGTTAGAGAATTAGGAGCATACGGAAAATCCAGATTAGAATCAGCTTTGGAACTTGGTATAGCCTTTGAAGTTGCTCCGAAACTATCTATTGAAGATGGGATTGAAGCAGTGAGAAAAGTATTACCAAACTGTTTGTTTGATAAAAATAAATGTGGTAAGGGTATTGAAGCTATGAAAGCCTATCAGAAAAGATGGGATGATAAAAACCAGTGTTTTAGAAATAAGCCTCTACACAACTTTGCTAGTCATTGTGCAGATGCCTTTAGAACAGGGGTAGTTGGACATGGCATAGAAACAACCGATTGGAAAAAAACAATACCAGTAAATACAAATTATATAATTTAACTATGGCAAAAATTTCAGATACAGAATTACGATCTATTATTAATAGTGAGATCAACAACTCTTTAGGTTTTTTAGGTGGAGCATTGTCCAACCAAAGAAAAAAATCATTAGAGTATTATTTAGGTGATAAGTTAGGCACAGAAATTGAAGGAAGAAGTCAGGTAGTTTCAACCGATGTAGCAGATACCATTGAAACTATTTTACCAAGCCTTATAAGAATTTTTACATCTTCTGATCAGACAGTAAAATGTGATCCGGTTAAATCCGAAGATGTAGCTTTAGCAGAACAAGCAAGTAATTATGTCAATTATGTGTTCAACAAAGATAACGATGGTTTTAAAATTTTATATACCTGGTTTAAAGATGCACTGTTAGAAAAAAATGGAATTGTAAAAATCTATTGGGATGAGTCCGAAAAAACCGAACAAGAAACTTACAAAAATTTAAGCGATGAGGAATATCAAGTTTTAGTTTCTGATGATGATGTAGATATTATTGAAGAAGAGGAAATGGACGATGAGTTAGCAATAGCTCAACTAGAACAATTTAAACAAGTAGCAGAGGCTCAAGGACAAGAAGTAGATGTTCCTAAACCAAAACTTCATAATGTTGTTATTCGTAGAACTGAAAAAAATGGAAAAGTTAAAATAGAAAATGTTCCACCAGAAGAATTTTTAATTGAGAGAACTGCCAAATCCATAGAAGACGCAAACTTTGTAGCTCACCGAACTTTAAAAACTAGATCCGAATTAATAGAAATGGGTTATGACAAAGAAACAGTTTATGATCTACCAGCTACTCAAATGGTTCTGTACAACAATGAAAGACTTACTAGATTTGGAGATATAGACGAATATCCATTTGACCAAACTCCAGACAGTTCTACAGAAAGTGTAGAGCTATACGAATGTTATTTAAAGGTAGATTATGATGGAGATGGTATTGCAGAGTTAAGAAAAGTAACTGTAGCAGGAGATTCAGGCTATCAAGTGTTAGATAATCAAGCAGTGGACTTTGTACCTTTTTGCTCTTTAACTCCTATCCCTATGCCACACCGATTCTATGGAAGAAGTGTTGCAGAATTAGTAGAGGATGTTCAATTAGTTAAATCTACAGTGATGCGTCAGTTGTTAGACAATATGTATTTAACCAATAACAACAGAGTGGCTATTATGGATGGTATGGTTAATTTAGATGACCTACTTACTTCCAGACCTGGCGGTGTAGTTAGAACGAAACAACCACCTTCTCAAGTAATGATGCCAATGCAAAGTCAAACGATTTCGCAACAAGCATTTCCTATGTTGGAGTACCTAGATACAGTTAGAGAAACTAGAACTGGTGTTACTAGATATAGTCAAGGATTGGATGCAGATTCACTAAACAAAACTGCTACTGGTATAAATACTCTTACTTCGCAAACACAAATGCGAATGGAGTTAATTGCTAGAATATTTGCAGAAACAGGTGTGAAAGATTTATTTAAAAGAATTTTTGAA